AGGTAAGACTTCTTCTATTTCTTGTGCTATAACACCCACATCATGTCCTTCGTTTCCATGAACACTATTACCATGTTCGTCTTTACCATCTATCCAATCAAACTCTACACCATTAATCTTATTAATTTTATCAAGTGCATTGTCTAATGGCTTTACGTTTTCTTTGAGTCTTATGTCTGAACTTGCAAAAGCTACTACATCATTAATAAATGATGCTTGTCCTGTTGTGTCTGCTATTATTAAACTATTTTGAGTGCTACTTCCAAAGTGTCCACCACCACTTGGTTTATAAGTTGATAATACTAATCCAGTACCATATACATAACCACAACCAAAACTTTCATTTGATACTCCACTACCTAATGCTACTATTGCTTTATCTCCATTACCATCCCAACCATCTGGACCTTTTACATAGGCATGGTCATTTAACACTTCTAAATTAAATCCATGTCCTGAAGGTGCTGTTCCACCTACTAACAATGTTCCACTTACCTCTACTTCATTAGCACTTCTATCTAGTATTAAAACATTATTACTTCCATTCCAAAACACAAAATCTTCACCACCACCACCAGTTAATCCTACTCTCCATAATTCAGAAGTGCTTTCATTTGTAAATTGCATCTGTGCTCTACCGCTTGATGATGCTCTTTGTATTCTTAGGTAATCAGAATTTCCACCTGCTTCATAAATTAATTTACCACCTGAGTGTCTTGAATCTCCACCTGATACATGAAACTTACTTGAAGGCGATGTAGTTCCTACGCCCATATTGCCTGAAGCATCTACTGTAACGAGTTCTCCTTCAGAATTTATATTTCCTGTAATGTGAAACTTATTGTCAGTACCAATGTTTGTTCCATAAGAATAACTTCCATTAGTAAACCAAATACCTGAACGAGTTGAAGCAGTTGAAGCATATAATCTAATTATAGTTTCTCCTGAGTCTACAATGTTTAACTTTGATTCTGGTGATGTAGTTCCTATCCCTAATCGTCCATTTTGTCCTGCAAAAAATAATTTAGCAGTATTTTCATATCTCCATTCATAATCCCTATCAGTATTAAACATAAATGTATTACCTCTAATACCCATACCATAAGAAGTTGAAGCAGTTCCTGTATCGTGTAATAATATTTGATAATCTGCAAAACTATCAAACCCTGCACTTGTTGCTACATTACTTCCAAAATGTAAAGGACTATCAGGATTGGTTTCTCCTATACCAACATTACCTGAACCATCTATTCTCATTTTTTCAGTGCCTGAAGTACCAAATGTTAAAAATCCATTTGCACCATCAGAACCTCTATAAAAATCTATAAATCCATTTGTTGCTGTACCTGCTAAATAGTCTAAAGATATTCTATAAGACATTATATTTGAAGAATTTGAATTTCCTGATTCTGCTAAAAGTTTAAAATTACTACCTGCACCTTCAAGAGAAAATAAATCTGTAGCAGTTCCACCAGTAATTTCAAGCTTAGCATCAGGTGATGGAGTTCCTATACCAACATTAGCAGTAGCACCATCTATTCTCATGGCTTCAGTATCAACTCCACCATCATTGACATAAAAGAACATATCTGCATCAGATACAAGGTTTCTGATTGCTAATCCATTATTGACAGCAGTTAATTGTGCATCTCTACCTACACCTACTCCAATACTACCCTCTACTTGTAAAGTATCTGTAGGCGATGCAGTTCCTATACCTAATCGCCCTGTGCCAGTAAGTCGCATTTGTTCACTACCAGCTGCGTAAAATCTCATCACTTCTATACTGTCTTGAAAATAAATTCCCTCTCCTGCATAACCACCACTATTACCTACATGACCACCATTTGTATCGCCTGCTATAATAATACCTGCATAAGAACTATCTGAATCTTTAAATCTTGCTAAATTACTACCATCTGAATCTTCTACATGAATTGTAGCTGCAGGCGATGTAGTTCCTATACCGACTTGTTGATGATTGTCTATTACCATAGCAACAGCAGGATTTGAATTAAGTGGTTTTGTTAAAAATCTCATTGTTGTTGCTGCACCATCTCCCATTGATGATACAAAATCTGAATATCTCATATATGGACTACCACTTACTGCATAATAATGATTTAAGATTAATCCTGTGCCATCAGAAGTAGAGTATGTTCTTACTGCTGCACTACCACCTTCTGTATCTGCTACTCTAAATTGATTCCCTGAATTATCATTATCTTTATGAACATCAAGAAATGCAGCAGGTGATGAAGTTCCTATACCGACATTTCCACCAGCAGTAATAGTCATTCTTGTATTAGTATTAAATGTGTCGCTATTAGTATTAAATTCTATTCCTTTTGTATTACCACCTTGAACTACTGCATTAGCACCATCATAACCAAACATAGCCCTATTATCTGAAACTTTAATGTGTCTTGCAGTATTACCAGTTCCAATGTGTAATTCACTTGCAGGTGATTGAGTTCCTATGCCGACCTTACCATCACTTTGTATTCTCATTCTATGCGTCATAGTACTGCTTGTAGATGTGTGAAAATCTAAATGACCTGCTCTTCCTGATTCACTACCATTTGTTAAATGCGTATCTATTTTTGCTACTGATGATGTTCCTGATTGACTATGACCAAATATTAAAGCAGGTCCACTACCTGCACTTGTTGCTGTGTTTCTAATTTCTATTGTAGGATTAGATGAATTACCAGTAAGTATATTACCATTTATATCTACTCCATTATCATCAATTCTAAGTTTTTCATCTGTACTAACTGATACACCACTTGTAACATTTGATTTCACTTCAAATGCCATATAAGCACCACCTGAACTATCAACATTTACTTCTATTCTCCCTGAATTACCATTTTGGTCAGGAACTTTTGAAGTATGATTAAATGTTACATTGGCATTACCACCACCATCATTTACAGTTAAAGCAACTTCTCCTGCAGTTCCTACTCTTAATAGATTACTTATATGTGCAGAACCATTAACAGAAGGTGGAGTTTGTCCTACACCTAATGAAGCATTTTCTACTTTTAGTCCTGATTCATTAATTACAGTTCTTGAAGCCCCACCTATTTTAAATTGTTGTGAAGTAATATTATCAAAAATTGCAGTAGTTTCATCTATATCTACAATAATATCTGCTGTGTCTAAATCATTAGCAGTAGTTGGTCTTGACCTAATTTGGAAATCACCAGTACCATTATTAGTACCATCTATTAAAATATTGACATTGTTTACACCTGCTAAGGTTACTTGGTTTGCAACACTTGAATCTGAATCATCATCAAGAGTTAATCTATTATCGCCATTACTACTATTTTTTAATACTCCACTAAGAGTTTGGTCACCAGTAACTGCTAAAGTACTTCCATCAAAAGTAAGAGAAGATTCTGCGTCTAATTCTGTTGTAGTAGAACCCACTGTGACTAATTCATTTGCAGTAGCACTGTTAAGTGCAGTGATTGGAGAAGATATAGTAGTGCTTCCACCAAGAGGGACTGATGTTCCATTAATTGTTATAGCACTTTCTGCTAGTTTTGTTATAGCTATAGCTGCATCAGAATCAATATCACTGTCTGATATTCCGTCTTTAATTGCTAAATCTCCTAATCCTAAACTTGCTCTTACTGTACTACCTGTCTCATATTGAAAAGCTCCAGAACCAGTAGCAACAATAAATTGACCATTAACAGAAGGTGCACCTAATGTATCTAAGTCTTGTAGTATACCGTCTACACCTATAGTTAATGTTTCATCACCACTTTGATTTGTTGTAAAGTTTCCAATAGAGCCTATACCAGCTCCATTAGATAATGTTATAGTTGCATTATTTGGTGTGCTACCTGTAGCTATAGTAGTGCTTCCACCAAGAGGGACTGATGTTCCATTAATTGTTATAGCATTTTCAGCCAATTTACTAATTGCAATAGCAGCGTCAGATGCTATGTTTCCATCACTAATACCTGACAATCTTGCTAGAGGCACAGTGCCTGAACCTAATAAACTTGCACTATGACTTGCTAATTCAAATGTTAAATCAAAAGGGTCTGCATCTGTTCCATTTGCTACGTTAGTAAAGTTGATGTTTATACCACCACCTTCTACAAATTTAATCTCTTTATTTTCAGTAATTATTACTTCAGTGCTGTCTCCGTCTTCTATTACAAAACCTGAACCCATAGTGTTTGCAGTCATATCATCAACAACTAAATTTATTTTTCCATTTCCAGAACCATTATCGACATAGGTAGCACTAATTCTAGTTTCTGTGTTACTGCTGAACATTGCACCAACAATATCTTCAACTTGTTCTGTTGATAGTGTGTTAGTTGTTATACTACCACCAAGAGAAACTGATGTACCGTCTATTGTAATAGCACTATTAGCAAGTTTAGAGTTTCCTATAGCTGCATCAGATGCTAAGTTTCCGTCACTAATACCTGATAGTCTAGCTAATGGCACAGTTCCTGATGTAAGTAAGTTAGCACTATGATTAGGTACACTTGTCAAAAAATTTGAGTCATTGTTAAAACCAGATAAATTAATATTACCCTTTGTAAGTTTCTTTTGAGCATTTGAACTATCAACCACTGCAAAGAAATCTCCGTCTCCGTCTGATGTAGATGTGTTCAGCTCAGATAAATCTACATCTATAGTTGGTGTAGCTCCTTCTCCACTATTGTTTGACAGCTGAATTAAATTACCTGCAGTCAATGTAGCAACATAATTACCTGTTGTTTTCGTTCCTAATTCTACACTATCATCTGCTATAGTTGTAGAAATACTAACAGCACCACTACCGTCAAAACCAGTAGAAGTTGTACCAACAACATTTCCTGTTAAACTAATATCTCTTGCATTTGCTAATGTTGTTGCTGTACTAGCATTACCTTCTAGTGCTGCTATTAAAGTACCTGTAGCTACTGTTAAATTACCTGTAGAAGAAGCGTCTGAAGTAGTTGTACCTACTTTAAACTTATTGGCAGTCTCATCCCATATAATTGCTGCATTGTCACCAGTGCTACCTCTTTCTATAATTAATCCTGAATCATTTGAATTAGAACTTATTCCACGATTTAATCCTATGATATTATCTGATACATCTAAGTTAGTTTGATTAACAGTAGTTGTTGTACCATTTACTTGTAAGTCTCCAGTAACAGATAAGTCTCCACCAATAGTTACATCATCTGGTAATCCTACAGTAAATGTAGCACCTTCACCAGCACTACCTGATACTTCTATTTCATTACTAGTTCCAGCAACAGCTGCAACATAGTTACCTGTAGTGTGTGTTCCTAATGTAATTAAATCATTTAGTGATGTAGCACCTGTACCACCTCTAGCTACACTTAGTGTTCCAGATGTACCTGCTACGATAGGTAAGCTTGTTGCATCAGATAAATCAAATGCAGGTGTTGCATCTGAAGCTCCTAAAGTGACAGTTACTCCACCATAACTAACATTATCAGAAGCTAGTTTTGCAATAGGTATTTCATCATCATCAATAGCAAAGTTGCCAAAATCTAAATAGTGACTTCCGTGTTCTCCGTCTAATTTATCAGAATCTAAACCACTTGTAGCACCGTCATTAGATGTATCAAAAAATCCTAATGCTCTAATGTCTGAGGCTGTTTGGTCTGCAGTAGAATTACTTTCAACTGAGTCAAGTTTAGTTTCTTGAGCATCAGTCATAAATCTTTTGTTTGTAGCATCAGACATATTTGCTGTTCCAAATGTAGGTTCAGCTCCACTTATTACTGATTGGTCTAAAGCTTTTACATCTGCAATACTTGTCAGTTCACTATCCATTAACGCACCAGCAGTTGTTACATTGGCAGTATCTGTTTTATCAGCTAATGCTTCTATGTTATTTAATTTAGTGTGGTCAGCATCTGTAAATACATTAGAGTCTGTAGCTGCTTCGACAGCTGTTCTTACTTGTGCATTTGACAGTTGAGTGTTAGTATCTGTAGCTGCTATTGTAACTGCACCACCAGATTCAGTTATAGTTATATTTGAACCTTCTGTAAAAGCCAAAGTTTCTGAAGAACCTAATGTATTACCACCTGCAGTTACTGTTCTAAAAGTATTAGTATCAGTTACTGTTTCAGTAGCTGTTGCTATACCAGTCACGTGTCCATTAGCATCCAAAGTAATATCTTGTATATAGGTTCTTCCACTATTGTCAGATGAAGTGGCAGCTGATATGCTAGGATGTGATGATAGTTTAGAATCTAATTGAGTTTGTATATTGGAAGTAACACCATCTAAATAGTTTATTTCTGCAGTAGTTGCAGTAACACCATCAAGCAGGTTTAGTTCTGCTGCTGTAGAAGTAACGGCAGTTTCATTAATTTGTAAAGCTCCATCGTCTTTAATATTTATAGAAGAAGAACTTATTTGTAAGATACTAGTTGTACCCTCTCCATCTTCTATGTCTCTTAAAGTTCCATCAACTCCAGAATTACCATTAGAAACCTGTAGCAAGTCCTTATAAGACTCTGATATTTTTTTACCAGTTAGTGTTGCCATTTTTTACCTATGTAAAGTTTGCAGGAACAATACCACGTGTTCCTCCAGTTTTATCTCTTCTTCTTACACCATATCTTCTAACCATCTCTCTATATTCTGCCATAGCCATTTGAGCTGATTGTAATTTTATTTGTGCCAATTCTGCATTATTTGTTTTAGCCGCTGCATCCATCAAAGCTTTAGCTTTAACATACAATATTAATGCAGGTTGTAGTGTATTATCTATATCTATCGTTCCTGTGATAGATGTAAGCTTGTCTGGCTCTGCGTAGTATGATATTAGCATACCTTGTACCAAAACGTTAGTAGTGGACAAGGGTGAATCGTCATCGTGTGCTGCAGCAGTTGTATTTCTGTGTCCTCTGGTTACAGTTAAGTCATTGCTTGATATATTTGTAATTAACATTTTTTCTGAATCTATTAATAAAATATCACCTACTACAAAAGCAGCTCCATGGTCTACAGTTACTGTAGTAACAGATGCATTTATAGCTCCGTTTAATAAATTACGAGTTTCTCCGTCTGCTTGGAAAGATGAGGTCGTTCCTATAACAGGAGCTTTTAATCTACCTTCTCCTGTTTCGGTTGTTCCTCCGTCACCCTCTGAGGTGGCTATAGCTATTTTATCTCCTTCTATCCACCATACAAAGTTTAGTGAAGGGTCTTTAAATAAACTATTTACTGTAGACATAATTACTCCGTATCTGTTATTTTTGTTTCTTGGTTTGTTAATCTAGGTATTTTTATATATTCTCCATCCGAGTTGAGAATGCTGCATCTAAATACTTTGTTCACAGTTATATCTCTATCGTCATCAAGACCATACCACATTTGATTATTTGATAAATCTGTTTTAGCATATTCTGTTTTTAGATTATACTGCCCTAAGTCTATCAATGCTTCATTAATTAAATTTAATACATAGTTTTCTGAAACTTCAGGCACTGCCTGTTGAACTCTACTATGTATTTCTTTACCATTAAATTCTATTGCTGCCATTATAAGTCCTCATATTTTGCGTTTACATCCTGCCAAAAAGCGTTACCATCATTCCAAAGCCTAAACTGTTCTAAAACTTCTGCCCAACTAGTAACAGGTGATATAACTTTTTCACTCCAAGTTGCAGCTGCACTCGTTATAGATTCTGTCCAGCCTGAGCTTGGAACAATAGTTTTTTTACTCCAGGAGGAAGTAACAACATCTAATTTTTCTGACCAAGAACTAGATGGATTTAATCCCTGTTTATTCCATTTAGTAGTAACAGCCATTATCTAGCATCCTTCTGTAGTTTTCTTTCTTCTATTTCTTCTATACCTAAAATCTGTAATGCTTCTTTGTATTGAGCATCTACTAATGCGTACTGATTGCTATAAGATGATGCCATTTCCACATCCTCATCGTTATTAGCATCTGCTATTAATTTTTTCAAAGCTTGTCTTGCTGCATAAAGAGTTACAGCATACTCTGCCTCATCTGGAAAGTTATCAATAACTTCTACGCCATGAGCTACTGTTATACTAGTATCTATAGCCACAAGCCTACTATGATTACTGCTAACCACTGTAGGAAATATATTTAAAACTTTGTCAAAAATAATATAAGCTGGGTCACTTGTCCCTGCTGCTTCCATATAATTTGTATCGTTTACCTTACCCATCATTGATGCTGGTAGCTCTCTACAAGGCATAGCTAAACCACTATTATTTTCATCTCTTCTCAATACACTTAATATTCTTTTGCCTTCAACATCTACAGTGTTTGTAAAGTTTTCATTACTAGCTATTCTGTTTAACTTATGTATAGGCATAGCATTCAATACTAACCTAGCACCTGATGTTAGCCACTGAGTTATTGAAGCATCAGATACTGATGTAGATAAATCACCAGTAATATCAAATATTTGTTGTTTAAATGTTGCCATTATCCTTGTCCTCTATTTCTTTTCTTGTAATATTTTGTACTCATTTTATTTCCATACTTTGTTCTATGACTTTGCCCTTGTCTTGTTTTCTTCTTACCGTTAGTGTGTCTTTTTACCTGTGGTCTTAATCCTCTCATTCGCCTCTATATTCCATTGTTTTCATTTCATCTTGAAACGTCTCGTTAATTAAACTACTAGCAGGTGGAAGCATATTCATATATAACTCTTGTATCAAATCTGCTTCTCTGTTTCTTCTAGTATCATACTTGTCACCAAAATCTCTGAGCTCGTTCATTAAAGGAATATAGCTGTCTGCGTCTTGTGGGTCTTCTGCTATATCCTTTATAATCTCTCTAAACTTTGGTGTTCTATTATAATTACTTCCATATTGAAATTGTAAATCTGCAATTACTGTTTGCAATCTTGGTGGCATAGATGAAAGTTCTTTACCTGTCAATGCTAGAAAACTATTTTCAATACTTTCTAACTCTCTACCTTTTACAAAATTATCTAAAGCTTTAGTTTCTTCTTCTGATAAACTTAATGGATTTGCCTGTTCAAAATCATAAGCTGCTTGTCCTTTCATACCAAAGTATGCTTCCATTTTTTTTAATGTTTCTTTATTTTCAAAATCTTTAAAGTAGTTCATATTCTTTGTTCCAAGGTCTAATCCAGTTCCTATGGTTACACCTGAACTATCTAATACTTGTTCACCACTTCTAGGAACATACCCTTCTGTTTCAAATCCTTCACTCTTTCTTATAAAATCAAAGTTTACCTGGACTTCTTTTTGTCTCTTGTATTCTTCCTGGTCTATAGCACCATTTATAGACCTGTTTTCAGGACTAAAGAATTTTTCTCTAATCATATCTAATAGTGTTCCTCTAATCATCTTCTTTTCTTTCCATTTTGTTTTTTAGCAAATGTCCTTACATTTGTTGGCTTACCACCAACTCCTTGTGGCTTTGCTCTCTTTCTACTTACAGCACTTCTAATCTGTGCTTTAGTCATCTTTGCTGCTTTAGCAGCAGGGACACACTTAGGATATTTTCTTTTTTTGTCCGCTTTTAGTTTTGACCTCCCACATTTTTTGAAGCCTCCACCTTTTTTTGGAGCACCAATATCAACCCAGTTTTCACTGAACCACTTTCTAAGTCCACCCTTGTAAGCCATTAATATTTACCACCACGTTTTTTATATTCTCTTACTAACCAAGCATTTGCATATGCAGAAGGATATACATCAAACTTACGTTTTGCTGCAGCCTTCACTCTTGAATACAATGCTTTATTCTTTGGTGTAGGACTGCCCTTTTTTCTTTTGGTTTTCTTTCTTGCCATTAATATTTAATCCTTTTCTTCATTACTTTCTTTTTCTTTTTCTTGCCCATAGCGTTTTTTCTTCTTTTGCCATTCATCTTTGATGCTTTTACTTTTCCGTACATTACTTATCTCCCCATATTAGGTTATCTAGTTTTTTACTTCTTTCTTCATCATTTTTCTTTTTTGTTTTTTTGATATGACTTTCCATATCAGTTGTGCCAAAATCTATTTGGTCTTTTCTAATAGCAGTTGCCATTGGCGTTTCTCTTATAACAAACTGAGTGCTCCACTTTGAGGGGTGTGCCCTCATACCACACGATGGACAATTAAAGTGTCCTTCTTTATTTGGTTTGTTACAATGCTGACAATTAGCCATTAAACTTTAGTAATAATAATATATGCAACTCTGCTTCTATCTAACATAACTGCGTTAGTAGCCACTAGCTTTGCATCATCTATAGTTTCAATATAATCATTGATTTCTTTTGCTAAAGAACCAGACACTGTACTTGCAGCTGGACTAATATCATTGATTATAACTTTTGTCACTGTATCAAAATTTGCCATTTTATTCTCCTATTAGTTTTAAATTTTTTTGGATTTCGGGGTTGAACCTTTATACGAACAACCCCACAGTATCCAAAACTGTTACCCTTATTGGTTCGGGTTATGATATAGTCATATGGTCGTTATCGTGTTGTGCTCCAAAAACATAATAGTTTTGTCCATCACACACGAGTTCAGCCCAATCACCAACTGCTGCTCCAGAAGCCCAAACTAATTCATCAACTCCTGATTCTGCTGATTCTCCGCCTGAAGAGTCTGCAGAAACAATTAAACCTATTAAGGTATCTTCTGCTGAATTAGGGATTACTTTCACTGCGTTAGAGGCTGCTGATGTAAGAATGAATTTAGCATTCCATCCAGCACCCGCTGCTGCTGCAGTAGGTAATGTGATACTATAAGCAGAAGCTTGGCTAATTGTAAAGACCTTGCCTGAATCTGCTGCAGTTAAAGTTCTAGCTGCAACGATTCCTTCTACTTTGTGTTTAAAATCACTAACACCACTATTTACTTCTAAATATGCACTCTTAGCCATTTTATACTCCTTCCAAGTTAATTAAGTAATGTGATTCAGGAAGACATACTTCAAGACCTGCTTCTGTAAGAATCATATCTTTTCTTAAGTCCTCATCTGCACCTTGTACATTTGTCATAACTTGTGTATCTCTGTTAATACCATTACCAACAAGTGGTCTGTAGTATAGTTTACTCATATCAGCTAACATCATTAATCCAGATGAATGTCCTCTGAATAATGGTTCTTTAACCATAAACATAGAACCGTGAACTGTATTGATTTCCATTAACTGGTGACCAAACTGTCCTGATAGTTCATCCATATTGATTTGATATTGAGTTGATGCTGTTGAATTGTCAGCAAAGAAACCATCTCCCATTTTGTTGAAGAAGGAAATCACTGGAAGAGAAGCTAATGCTAATCTTTCATTTGAACCCCCTCTTGCTGGGTCGAACAGAACTTCAAAGTCACTTAGTAATCTGTCATATGTCAATTCAGCTGCTTTAGCTGTTCTGAAATAACCTTTACCAGAAACGTATGATAAGTTATCTGTTCCGCCTACAACGGAGCTGTTTTTGATGATATGTCCAACAAGACCTTCAGTGTACTGAATGTCACCAACTCTTGCTTTTTGGTTGAAGAGCATAGCTCTTTCAATGTCGATTTTGTGCTCTCTCATTTTTTGAGCTAACACTCTCTCGAACTCGTTTGATACTCCACGTAGTTGTGTAGCATACGCTGTGTTTGTAATCTCAGCTGCTGTTTTGAAAATCTGGGTATAACCATAATTATCTTCTAAGCTATCTGAGAATACGTCTGGTGAACCTGTACCTTCTCCATATGCAGTACCAATGATTTGTGCTCTTTTATTGTCTAAAAGTTTGTTTGCATTGGTTGCAGTTGAAGAAACAGATATTACTTTACCTGTAAAGGTGGTGTCACTTGCGTTCTGAAGTGGTGCATCTTCTACTCTACATACGATGTTCGCATATACAGCATCGTCAGCACTATCGCCCATAGTTCTTACAGCAAATACCATACCTTTAACAAGAAAGTCCACAGCAGCACCATCTGGTGTATCTACAGTAAATGATACTGTATCACCAGCAGCTTGTGTTGCACTACCATCATGATTACCTTTTAAAAGGAACTCTCTACTTGTATAATTAATTTTTGTTCTATCTTCAAGATAACGGAACAATGAATCATCAGTAGGAAGTTTAGCAGTTTGACTCAAGTAGACGAAGAATGGACTTTCTTCAGGTGCTAATTCAGCAATCCTATCAGAAAAGTTATATAGTCTTCTTCTATCTGGAGCAACTCCATAATCGGCAGCTGTAGTAGCAGCAGTCAAGTCTGTTTGTTTTATTTGTCCGCTTATTGCCATTTTATTCTCCTAGTTATTTACGTTTTATTCCTCTACTAATGCTACCAGCATTTGCTGCATTTAGGATTTGGTCCCACATTCCATCTTGTTCAGATTTAGTTGGAACACTTCCACCTTGCAAAACTCCTGCTGTACGGGCTTGATTACTTGTGTCAGGCTTTTGAATAACAGGTTCTTTGTATTCACCTTTATTCATTTTAAAAAGCTTAACCAAATTATCAAGAGGAACATTATCTTTTGGTTGTTGAGCAAAACGCATAAATTCCTGCACTTCGTCTTTATTCATACCAAAATCACTTTCTAGTTTATTCATTGTATTTGAAATAAACTGCTTTTGTTCCTGCCCTCTAATAGCACTATTTACCGCATTATTAATTCTAGCTTCTTCCTCTTTCACACGAAATTCGTATGATGGAGAGCCAGGTTTATTGTACGCATCCCACGGATTGAACTCGTCATCTTTTAACTGTAATGCTTCAGTTTTTTTATCCTCACCATTCTTACCGACAATACTATCTCTTAAAGTCTCTACAAGGTCAGGTCTCTGCTCTAGTAAGTTCACAAGCGGTTTGTATTGGTCCATATGCTTTTTTTCTGCTTCAGCTTTGTCATACATAGACTGAAACTTCTTTGCTTCTTTTTGCCAATCCATTGCTTCTTGTCCTTCTAAAGTACCTTCTTGTTGAGACCCAGCTTGAACCGTATCCATAGATTCTACAGCTTGAGTATCGGTTGTTGATGTTTCATTACTCATATTTACTCCTTTGATGTCTAGTCCTCTGCTTGAGCAGAACCACGTTTGACTTCAGCCTCTACGACTTTCAGTTCTCCACGTAATTTCTCGAGTTCTAGCAACACCTTATCGTTTAGTTTGTTTTTACTTATACGCCTATCGGCAGTGGCGTTAGCCTCTATATCACGTAAACGAGTCTTAAATTTCTCAACTTCAGTTCGTTTTCTATCTGATATAGATTCTCTTGTAGCCGTTTGCAGGTCTCCCTGTAAATCTTTAATTGTTTCTGACATACTAGCCATTTGCTGCTCCATTGCTTGTCTTTGATTCATACGAGTTAAAATACCTTCTTTATCAAAGATGTCTGGGTTTTTCTTTAATACTTCTACTTGGTCTACTAGTCCCATCTGGAATGCTTCCATATACACAGCTAACTCTGCATATTTGCTTGTAGGTAATGTAGAGCCTGACTCAATACCTACATCGTGCTGTTCTAAATTGTGTTTATCTTTCTTTAAATCAAACACGACTCTCGTTTTATCAGAGTATATTTGAGCCATTTGTTCTGTAATATCATTATTCGGTTGTACCAAACGCATAAGTTTTGGTACATCGTAATGTGTTTTAGCATAGTTGTACATTACTTTTCCAAGCCTTTTTATGCTAAACTCTACATCTCTTAGTTTTGATTTAGGTCTTTCACTTCCTAAAGCAATAATTCTTTCTGTGCCTCTTGCAGTATCTGGCTGCTCTCCAACCCCTTGCATAATTTCTGGAATACCAAAAATAAAGTTTATATAAAATTCACACTGCTGTATCAATCTATAAAACTCACCTGTTAAAGGTTGTGGTGCTGGATAGTGTGGCTCACCCTGTGATGAATCAACTTCTATAACCGCATTAGGATTTGCCCAATCTTTTTCAAGTTGTGATAGGTTTTCTACACTACCTATTGGAACCATCAACTTCAGTCCAGCTGACGCTTGTGCGTGAGATAGTGCTAATGACCATAGCTTGTTTAACAAACGTTGCATTGGTCTTGCTCTGGAGACATCAGAACGAGGATAAGGGGTTTGAGTCCAAACGTTTGCTATAGGTACTATAGGGTAAACATCTGTATTTAAGATTGTTTCATACAACACTACCTCACCTATACTTGCAATTACTTTGATTCTGTTTTGATAAACCTGAACAATATCAACACTACCACTCTCTACTAATTTTTTGTTTTGTTCAAGAAATATTCTAAAGTCTGCTTCGTCTACTATAAACTCTTTACCATTAGCATTATCCAATAATCTATAGTAAGGAACCTTGACTTTTGTAAACCTTTCTAATATTTGAAACTGTTTATAGTTTTGTTCTGTATAACCTTTTACTGTGTCTGGTGTATATGTGTTTAAAGAGTTTTTATTTATACTATCTGGGTAGTCTGAATCATTAGAGTATGTGGAAATTCTATCTATTAGTGGGTCTATCTCCTCTCCTGTTTCAGGGTCTACTGATGAACCTAGCTCAGGATATAAATTTAAAACTTGTGTCTCTGTTAATACTGTAGACAAAATAATATTGTCTGCATCTGAAAAAAATCTATCTCTGGATGAAGCTGGAACATAAACTCTGAAAGGGTCTAGGTAAGAAAACTTAACATCTCCTTTACCAAAATCAGAGTCATAGTCGATATACGCATATAAGAATCCAAGACCTACAACACAATAGTCGTGTATGGCTTGTTTTACTTGTGCATCTCCTTCTGAGTTCTGCCAAGCAAATCCCATTACCTCTCTCCAAAGATAGGCTAATGATGTATCTGAATCTTCTCTAGGCTGTACAGTAAAAGCTGGTGGTCTAGCTGTTAGCATACTTTTCAGTCTTTCAACAGCAGGTGATATTCTATCCATTGGAACATCAGCTTGATTTCTAGATGATAATTCGTGTGACTCTATTTCAGTAAAGTGATTACCTAAATAAAAATCTAAATCTTGTCTTGCATCTACCTCCCAAGCTGTTCTGTCATTCTTATATCTATCAAACAATTCTCGGTTAGTTAATGCTCTTTTGTCATATTCCATATATGTATCCCTAGAAAAATATGTAGTTTATCGTCTGAAATTTACAAATTTTGGTAAAGTTGCTGCAAGAACTATCAGTCAATACTACCTGTTATCCAGTTATAAACCTTATTTTTCTTAATGTTTACTTGTTTTTCTATCTTATCTTTAAAGTTTTTGGCATCTATCACTGTGCTGCTTGGTGCTTTTGCAAAGTAATCTGCGTAATACAAGGCATCCATAAGGTCATCATTTTTAGGTTTTGGATGCTCAAAGAACTCGTCTACTATTTCAGTCATATGTTTTTTTATGTAAAGTTTTTTTGAATTTACTATTGGTCCCAAAGTTGTTTCAAGCCTATCTGCTTTCTTTATACCGTAAGGAGGTTTGACTCCTTTAAATATTCCAGGCATAAGCCTTTTATCTGCTACAGATATTCTGCTTGTCATATCTCTTACCATTTCTTGTGCGGCAACTGTTTCTATACTCACTCTTCTAACAGGGCTATACTTTCTTGCCATCTCAACTATTTGTTCTGCCATATCAAAAGCTGGTATTTTTTCTCTAAAGTATTCTAATATGTATCTATTTTTGTTTGCATCTATACCCATAACCATAATTACTTGGTAGTCTGATGTACTACTTGCAGTAGCTGCCAAGTCTACGCCAATATAAACATTGATTGGTATAGCTTCATCATTGCCTACTAAATAACAAAACCTATCCCTTACTTCAAACTTATGATTATAATATTGCAACCTGTCTACTTTAAATGCAGCTGATGCAGAATCTCTTGCATCGTTCATATACTCTTGAGCAAACTTATTTACCAACCCTGCTTCAATAAATTCTTTTCTTTTGTTTTCTAACTTAGATAAAGGAAACTGGTCTTTCCATAACGGCTTACCATCTTCAATGGCTCTATGAAACGTAAGGTCCCAAGGGTAGTCTCTGTTATTGTTCTTGGCTTCTTTGTATCCGTCTACTATGTTTTGCAAAAAAGAGTCGTAGTGAACAATCGTTCCAGTCAACCATATCCAACCTTCATTACCTGGTGTTTCTTCAAGTGATGGAAACACAGTAGATACAATCCATTTCTTTAGCTCTGCCCTTCTATCTGGAGTTTTAGTGTTTAGCTCTGATTCAAAGTCATCAAGAATTATACCAGTATATCTCACACCAACTTCTGCTCTACCACGAAGTCTTTGTGCGGAACCTTTGGCTATGATTCTATCTCCCTTTGGTGTAACAATATCTTTTTCAGTCCATCTCTTTCCTACTGAACCACCATCCATATTACCAAAGTAATAACGTATCATTTCATTTTCTTCAAAGTGGTATCGTATATATTTGAGATGGTCTATTGATTGTCCACCTTCTTCTGACACCCAAGCTACAAAGTTTTGTTTATCTGTTTCTGCAAATAAAAATTTGTGCATAATAGCAGCTTTAGATAATATACTTTTACCCATACCACGAGGTATCACATTACAAATACGTGCTCCTGGTTTGTGTTGTATAAGTTTTTTAGCAAGGTCGTGATGGAACTGAGGGCTTTCTGATTTGTGTAAGAAGTCTTGTGGCAAGAAGACACGACCAAAAAATATTAAGTCATTGTAAGCTTTTGCTAATACTTCCTCTCTTTCAGACATTTCTGAAGCAGATGGGATAATATTAATCTTCTTGTTCTCCACTTTCAATTTGTTTCACTCCACTAAGTTGTAATATTTCTTCTTTACTAAACCCAGTAAAAGCTTGACCAAGTAATAACTGTTCTGATTTCTTTTCTTTTGGATACATACTTTGTATCTTCATAAAGTTTTCTAATGCTCTAAGCTTTACAGCGTCAGATGTATCTGGATTGTCTACAATATCTCTGGCTTTTTCTAAAGTCCATTTTTTATCTACACCAATATCATTCAGTAGTTCTTCTATTTCTTTTTCCACTTCTTCTAAAATCCTTGTTTGTTTTAACAGCAATGATGATTTAACAGATGCTGTATTTTTATTATTAGTTTCAAAACATTCTAAATATGCCTGTATGGGAGCTTCACCGTGTGCAATCATTTTTACAAAGCGTATCTCTCTCCAAGTCAAAGGCTTTTCTTCTATATCTCTTTTCTTGAAAGAGTTAAAATCTTTTTTTGGTTGTCCTTGCATTTTACCAGAAGCAAAACAAGGACCAAGTAAAGTAACAAAGTAATCATCCATACTTTTGATGGATGTATTTTTCATTGTCTTTTTTTTCAATACTTGTGTGACTTTACCATCATCAGTCAATACCCAATCATTTATTTGTCCATCTCTCCAGTTCTCTATAAGCTTTGCATCTGGAAAAGATTCTCTGAACTCTTCTTCGTTATCGAAAACGTATCTTGGTATTCCCTTGATAATTCTTTTGTGCATCAACCACTTATCAAGTTACCCCAAACCATACACTTGCCATTTACAATCTCAATGACTTCGACTTGGAAGTTGCCATTTGGAAACCAAGTTACAATACTAAATGAGTGGTTCCAGTTATGTAGTCTGCCTCGCAGCCATTTGTTTTTTTCTCGAGACATATCTTTAAGACATCCAATCCCCCAAGCTCCAATCGTTCCTGCATCTAACTTAGTTAAAGTATGTCGTTGAATATCGTGAGTATGTCCGTAC